CCTGAAAAATCAGGCAGCGCGATAGATCAAAGTCAAGCCCAAAGTGCCAGCCGCCGGAGTCGTGGGGGCGGTAGCCACCTTGACCACAATGGCGCGGTCGTAATTGACCGCAGTCACAGACGCCATGGGTTGGCTCAGAATCTGTTGCTGGAAAGCAGTTGCAACCGCTGTGGTAGAACCCCAGGCCGCGCCGCCATCAGCAGCCTTTGTGGAAAGCAGCGTGTCCTTGAGGTCCGCCGACACAGCGCCGGCCGCATCGGTCAGGTTCAAGTTGCCAATACCAACAGTCAGCACCATCGCAGCAGCGCCCGTGTCCATGTCGGTGCCATCCACCAGGACGCCAACCGGCACGCAGCCGGCCGGCAAGACGCCGATTTTTCCAATGCTGTTGAGCGCCAGATCCGCCGTGGCCATCGCCAAAGCAAACCGCATCGACGCCAGCTCGGCGCCGGCGGGGGTAATCGGGTTGGCACGCCCGGTCGTGTAGTCGTTTGAACCAGTAAAAGCCATGATGTTTACTCCTTAACTTGCTGTGTGGGTTAGCGCGTGGCGCAGGCGGTGTCCATGGCGAAGGCGCCAAAGTCCTGAGCACCGGATTCGGTCGTGAAGTTGGTTTTCTTCATGCCGAAAATGCTGGACGTGGTGATCACCACCTTGTCGCCGTTGTCGCGGGTTTCCTCGTTCCAGCTAAAGCGCTGGTCAGTGCCGGGTGAACCGTAGGCAATCACGGCAGCCTGGGCACCCATGAACAAGCCGCGAGCGGCTTCCACGTTGGCGCCGGCGCCGGCATTGCTGAAACGGATCACATTGCGGTGGCTGTGCAGGATCGCACCGCGGTACATGCCCAAGCCACCCTTGAACAGCGGGCTGTTCTTGCCTTCTGCGGTGGCAGCGGCCTTCTGGATGTCCAACCACTGGCCGGTGGCGGTCGAGGCGCGCATGTCGTCTTCTTGCCAGGTGTGCATCACGCAGACAAACGTCTCGTTGCCGTCGATCTTGCAGGGCTGCAGCACTGGAATGCCGGTCGGGCCGCCACCTTGCACCTGGGCGCGGGTCACGGCACGGTCCACCAGTTTCAGACTGAACTTGTCGAGCGCGTCAATGTTGTTGAAGGCAGTCGCGCCGTTTTGCTCCACGCCGGCAGCACTCAACTCAGCGCCGTACAGCGTGTGGCTGGCGTCAGGCGCCACCAAGGCGTTATTGGCGCGGCCTTGGTAGCCCAATGGCAGAAGGAAGTTGGGATTGACGCCGCGGGCACCCGAGACGTAGATGAACAACAGTTCGTCCACCAGGCGAGCCCACCAGCCGGACTGCTGGCGCTTGGCTTTTTCGCGCAGGTTGTGCAGCGTGCGCTTGCGCGTCATGCGGCCACCAGTGTTGACACCGCAGCGCGCCTGGTCGATGTAGATGGTGTCGGTGTAGAACTTCTGGGCTTCTTCCTTGCCCTCCAGATTGTCCTCGCCCTCCACCGGGGCCATCTTGAGCTCGGCCAACAGGTCATAAGCGATCTGCTCGCCGGCGTCAGATTCCAAATCCGTCAGGATCTGAATCGGCACCTCGGCAGCTTCGCCCTTGCCCATGAAGCGCTGGCTCCAGTAGCCCTTTTGGGAAGTGTCATAGGCCATCAGGCCTGCAAAGCGCTTGACAGCTTTCGCGTCGTTTACGCCAACAATCGTTCGTGCCATGGAAATACTCCTTGAAAAGTTGAAAATTTCAAAGAGCACTCCTGCGCTCAGGTTTGTCTATCAGACAGCCCCTATGCTGTCATCCTTGCCACGACCCGAAAAGCACCGTGCAATTCTTTTTTTACCGGGACTTGGGGCGGTGCACCAATGCGCAAACGCGCCAACTGTCCCGACTTCTTGATGAATTCAATCGTCACCAAATGGCCACCAATCAGGATCCGGTCGCCCGGCTTCACGTCGATGTCCATAAAGGAATTTGACATCAGACACCCATCATGTAGCGTTCGCGCTGGCTGGGCGTCATCTTGGCAATGGCCGCTTCCTGGGCCTCGCCCGTCAGCCGGTCAATGTCCGCAAACTCGTTGCCATCCACATCACCCGGACCGTCACCGCCTGGCACCTGGGCCAGGGTCTTCGGTGCGGCAGACAGCGGCGGCTTGCGGCTGGCAGCGGGTGGCGCCGGGGGTGTTGGTTTGGTTGTGATGCCATGCATCGCCTGCACTCGCTTGTGGGCTTCATGCAAGAACCACTCGGCCGGCTTGTCGCTGTTCTTTTCATCGCGCGCCAGGGCTTTGACAAACAGGTCCAGGTCGGCATTCTTTTCCGCATCCTTGGCGTAATCGATGCCGCCCTCTGCCTTGGCCGTGGCCGACATGAAACGCTGCACCGTGAAGGCCCATTGCTGTTCAGCCGTCTGCGCCGTCATTTCCTGCGACAGCGAGGCCTTGAAGCGAATCTCGTCCAGGGCGCGCTCGGACTTGGCCAGCGCAGCCGCCTCGATCTGGTACTGGTCAAAGTCGATGTCACCGCCCTTGAACTTGGCCACCAGGGCGTCGGCCTGCTCCTTGATGGCAGCCTCCTGGGTGGCAAAGTCATCGGGCAGCTTGGCCTCATAGCGCGGCCGGAACTCTGCCGTCTCAGGCTCGGGCTCGGGCGCTGGCGCCGTGTCGGGTTCGAGTGGGGTGTCTTTGGCGGCAGCGGCAGCAGGCTCGGTTGTGGCGGCAGCCGTCTCGGTGCCATCATCCTCGTCATCGTCGTCATCCGGGCCATCCTCTGCGCCGTTGGCAATCGCCGCGATGGCGGCAATCTCTTCTGCGCTGGGCTCTTCCTTGATCGCGGCGACCTCTTCCGGGGTCAGCGTCGACAAAATGTGTTCGTCAAGTTCGGGGGGCATATCACACTCCTGCGTGGTAGTTAAGAAAATCAAATACGGGTTGTTTTGACCCGTTTACGGTTATCGATGGGCAAAAGAAAGCCCGGGTCGTAGCGTGGCATCCTTGCCACGTCACTCCGGTGTTTCAGCCTTGTCTTCCTCAGTTTCGGCCAACATTTCATTGATGCGGTCTTCCAGCGCTGTGATCTGCTTGTCATTGCGGCTCTGAATCTCCGCCACTTGCAGCTTGGTAGCGGCGTCAATGCGCGCCACTTCCAATTTGATGTCGCTTTCCTTATTGATCTGCATGGTGCGGTTCGCCAGTTCGGTCTGGGCCTTGCGCAACTCGGCGGACAGTTGCTCGATCTGTTGTGCGGCCTGGGTCTGGATCTGGCGGACCTGGCCCTCCATCGCCGGGTCGCCCTGCCCTGCGCCCAAATCGGCCATGATCTTCTCAGCCTGGGCATTGATCAGCTTGACCTTGGCGCGCTGCTCTTCCAGCGCCGTCATGGCGGTTTCGCGTTGCAGTTGCAAGGCTTCGGCCTGTTGCTGCATTTGCGCCTGGGCTTGTTGTGCCTGCTCGGGTGTCATTTCCTTGTTGGGATCTTGCTCACCGGTCAGTTGCCGGATTTGGTCGGAAATCTCGTCCTTGTTGGGCAAGTCGCTGAATTCCATGGCCATACGCAATAAACGCAACGCGATGTCAGGCGCCAGCCGGCCGGCCATTTTGTTCAGTTGCTCGAACATCACCTGGCGCATGGTGCCGTTGTAATCCTGTTCCGCCACCACAAAATCAGCCGCGGTGGCCGTGATGTCGTTCAAGTAGCGCGTGGTTCCGTCTGGCTGCACTTCGGGTGTGTTGATCTTGACCCACTCCACCGCGCCGCGCGCACCGGTCAGGCGCACCACTTTCTCGTCGGTGTAAAACTGCTCAGTCAGGCTCAGTTGCTTCTCGCCCTGCACTTGCACCGCCAGGCGCAAATTGTCGAAGAGCTCGGTCGTGACCACAGAACCCTGCAGTTGCCGGGCCTGAATCGCCAGGCCTGACGTGGCATTGGTTTGCCGGCCCAGGTTCTCGTTGCTGATGCCTGATGCACGCTGAATCGTGCTCTGCGCCAGCGTCATCATGTTGATCTGGCCACTGGCCATTTCCGAGTCGCGCCGAATCTCGATGGACTTGCCCGACTTCTTCACGATCATGCCGTCCGGGCGGTCCACCTCGTCGCGCAAGGTGTTCCAGTCATCGACGGCGCCCTCATCGGCAATCACCTGGTTCGTGTTCATCAAGAACAAGGCCTTGCTGGCGCGTTTGTTCAGGTCTTGTTGAATGTCACGCACCCGGCGAATGGCGCCATAGGGCAGCCGGTCCTTGCCGCGGCGATAGCACCAAATCGGGGTCAGACTGTAGCGGTTATGGCGGTAAATGCTGGCGCCCATGGAAATCATGGAGGCTTCGGTGAACACGGCAAAGTGCGTGCGCATCATCACCTTCTCGATCACCGATGCGCCGCTACTCTGCAGGTTGCTCTGCATGGCCAGGTCTTGTTCGTGCACAAACTGGCCTTTCAAGGGGCCATCGGCCACGATCTTGACCTGTGTTGGCTTGCGGTACTGGCACTCGATCAGCTTGATCTGCGAACGGCGCACATCATGGCGCGAGTAACTGCCGGCAGCCACCAGGCGGCCACTGTGCTCGGGGTCGCTGTTGGCGTCATAGAAGCCGGTCGCGTCATCCTCGTCGTACTCACGGTTGCCGCTGTCATTGCAGGCGGCGTGAATCTGTTCTTTGCGGTCCGGGAACATCATCAGGGCAATGTCCTCGTCCACCCAGCGCCAACGAAATACGTAGCGCGCGTCACTCAGGTCCAGGTCGTAGGCGGCCGAGTCCCAGAGCACATTGCGCCAGTCCTCGTACTTGCTGTAAATGATGTCCTGTGTTGGGTCATCGCGCACCCCGTCATCCAGCCAGCCCACACCCACCTTCACCGAATCGGCAAAGGCACGGGACCGGGTAAACGGCACGCGGTTGATGTCGCTCACGTACTTGAGCACCTTGGTCTTGGTGTCGGCCATGTCCACGTCATCCTCGGTGCGCGGAAACACTTTCCAGTCCACACGCGCGCGGCGCTCGGTGCCAATCAGCCAGTCCACCATCGGCGCGACCTCGTTGTAGACCAAGGGCGATTGCCCCCGGTCCTTGAGGATGGCGGCGTCTTCCGGATCCCATTGCAGGTTGTCGTAGAAATCCTGGTCCAGCGCCATTTCATGCCGGTTTGTGCTCTGCTTGTCACGCTCCAGCAGATACCAGGACATGATCTTGGAGTGCTCCTTGTGCGCGGCCGCAGAGTCCAGGTCACTGCCAGGTGCGGCACCCTTGCCAAAGCTGTCGCCCTGCTCCATCAGGTCGGAATAAGTGTCGCCCGTGGCCTTGGTGCGAACTGGCTTTTGTTCAAGCATAAGAAGGCACCTCGTTTTCGACCAAGATG